TTTTTGATGACTATAACGCTGACACGTCGATGTACGTATTGGGATGGTTGATGGCCATTCATGTGCATTACGTTGTCGAGCACAAGCTCATGGATGAAGACAAAGCTTTGAAGATGGCCGCTTCGTTGGTTCGTTCAGCCTACGTGGCTCAAAGGGAGGACGACGATGACTAAGGACCACGAAGCGATCGTTCAGGTGATCAAAGTAGCGATTGATCACCACGACTGGCGGCTTGTGCGCCACCTCACACGGCTTATCGAGATGCTGGATGCAGCTATCGATGATGATGACAAAGACCCACCTTTTATGGAAAGACAATCATGATGACGACTAAAGTTATGGCGATCACGGCTCCCGAGCCTGTGTTCGTTTTAAATGGCATGACATACCTGCCGCACTACAGCAAGCCATGCTGGGTGCAGCCAGGGGCTTTTGTGACGACCTACAACAGCATTCGGAAGATGGATGAACATGAAGAGGATAAAGGCAAACGGCTCTCTGCCTCAGAGCTCTTTGCTCTCGGGGCCCAGGTCGAAGAGCGGACTTTATGGCCTCGTGAGTGGACAAAGAATTGGCAGCAGTGGTTGAGACCGTAGTCATGAGCCCAGCTTACAAATTTGCGATGCTCGCGGCGTGGTTGGAGGGCTACGCCGAGGGCCTTCCTGACTACTGCACGAATGAGAAGTTCAAGATCAAAGAGGCAGCAGAGTTGCTCATGGAGGTCTACGAGCAACGCATGAAGGACAAGGAGGAGTGGAAGCAACACGCAGGAGATAGGGCATGAACAATGCCGAGATTCTCAAGCTGGCTCGGCGCACGGGCGTGCTGCTTTCAGGCAGGCCCGAGCATGAAGAAGCGGTCAAACAGTTTAGTAAGCAGTTGCTTAGCCAGTACAAGGCGCTGACGCCGACACAAGAGCGGTACTTACAGGCGCTTGATGACTGGATGTCGCTTGCGGGATTAGCCAAAAGTTTTAGTTGTACGCCGCAAAATGCGCTCAAGATGATACGAGCGCTCGAGGCAAAAGGTCTGGTTGTTAAGACGATGCTCTTTCGAGGGGCTTGGGCGTTTTACTACAGGAGAAAGTTATGACTTTGATACCAAAGGAGCGTCGAAAGCAGATGATCTTCGATTACCTGCGCGGGCTCAAGAATCCCGTTACGGCAGAGCATGTCGGGGAGAAGTTCAAGATCACCAAGCGCCGTGCTGACCAGTTGCTGGTTGAGTTGGCAGCAGACGATTTAGTCATTAAGACAAAAGGCTATAAGCAGCAAGAGGTGACCTGGAAAAAGACGATGGTGATCTGCTTTGCAGTCAAGGATGAATACAGAACCTACAAGAAACGAGAACCTAAGGTAGCGAGGGCTTGGCACGATCCATTTGGACTGGGGACGAGAACATGAGCGAAAACAAAAATGCAAAGACACCAACAGATGGTGGACCAGCGTTTCCCATTGCACATTCGCACCTAATCCAATCAGGTATGTCCCTGCGCGACTACCTTGCAGCCAAGGCGATGCAAGCACTGGCGCAGGGGAATTATTTTGATGCAACCGCGAGGCAGGCCTACATGATTGCAGACGCCATGCTGAAAGCGAGGGAGCGATGAGCAAAGAAGCTATGCAACTAGCGCTTGAGGCGCTGGAGAAAGTAATCACTGCGTTTGGATCAGGCTTAACGCTACAACAGAACGCTATCACCGCCCTGCGCAAAGCACTAGAGACAGAGCAAGAGCCAGTTTTGTGGCTGAAAACTTGGTCTGATGGGTCTGTGTCTGTCCTAAAAACTAAGTCGCATGCTTTTGCTGACCATGAATTAGAACCCCTCTACGCCGCACCACCAAAGCAATGGGTTGGGCTGACGGATGAGGAACTCAAGCCGTTATGCGATGAAAACCCCATTATGTTTGGCGCTTACACCGTTGACTTTATTCAAGCCATCGAAGCCAAGCTAAAGGAGAAGAACACATGAGCACAGAACCCGAAGCCTTGCGGCTGGCTGATGCGCTGGACGCTGAGTTTGTGCAAGGACGAATAAGCAATAGCACGGGCAGGGAATCAGCCGTCGAACTGCGCCGATTGCATGAGGTCAATCAGGATCTGCTGAAGGCACTCAACACGATCCTCAACATATGCTTGATAGATAACGGGCACTGGGCCAAGACGATAGAACGCGAGGCTCATGAAGCCATCGCCAAGGCGATTGGGGGTAGGGCATGAGTGAAAACAAAAACGCAAAGACACCAGCAGACGGGCCTGCGGCAAACAGAGCAATGACGCTAGAGGAAGTGCAACAGTGGATTACCACCACATGGATAAGGTGTCAGGACGAAGTTTGGCGGCAGCTACCAACACCCAAAAAAGTTTCAAAAGATGATCAAGAGCCGGTGGCGTGGATGCACAACGTTATTGAAGGTAATGTCATCACGCACATGCCCGCAGACATTGGCCGTCATCCTGAGCGATGGACTGCGCTTTACAAAGACCCTACGCCGTGCAAAACATGCGAGTCACTTGCTATGGCAGTAATGAACGATCAGACATACCACGAAAAAGTAATTGCAAAGCGTAAGTGGGTTGGGCTGACGGATCAGGAAGTAATGGTCGCTGCATATCAAGCAGGATTTGACATTCATGAGGATTACGAAAACGAGGACGACCCAGAAGCAATGCACTGGTGGACACCTGATGGTGAGGCTTGTGACGATTCTTTGCTGAAACTGCGTGACCTTATCGAAGCCAAGCTCAAGGAGAAGAATCATGGATAGAGAAGCTATTGAAGAAGCGATAGAGGTGCTGGAGGATGCAAGCGCAGAGATGTTGACGGAAACAGGCGATGAAAATTACTACGTCGAAGCCATCGCCGTTTTGCGCCAAGCACTAGAGACAGAGCAAGAGCCTGTGGCGTTTATTAATGTGGAAAAGCAAAAACTTGAGTGGGCCAAACTTACATCGTGGCATACGCCAACAATAGTAAACCTGCCAAAGATTCCACTCTACACCGCACCACCAAAGCAATGGGTCAGTCTGACGGATGAGGAGATCAGCGCAGTGGATTGGAAACCTAACGAGACTTTGCATGACTATGCAAGGCATATAGAACTTAAATTAAGAGGTAAAAACACATGAGCCAGCAGGATTCTTTATGTCCAAAGTGTGGGCTAATCTCGTGGAGCGGTCATCGCTGTGCGGCAATTCTTGAAGGAGAAGAACACATGAACCCACAACCCAAAGCCTTAGTGCTGGCTGATGCGCTAGAAGAACTTGACGTGCAATTCAGCCACACGGGTCTATGCGGAGAAGCCGCCGACGAACTGCGCCGATTGCATGTATGGGAAAAGGCTTACGAAGCCGTATGCGATGAGCGAGATGCGATCATAAGGTCGCTTCTGCGATGGGTTGAGAAAGAGATGCGCTACGCCGGGTGGGACATACGCTTAAACGACCAGCACGGACGCACGGATGTGTACGAGGCCATCAAGGAGTTCTTAGCATGAGCGAAAACAAAAACGCAAAGACACCAGCAGACGGGCCTGTGGCATGGAGTTGCCAGTGTGGCAGGCCTTATACGGTTACCTGTATTTCAAGCAAACCACAAAAGAAGGAATGGGTTGGGCTGACGGGCATGACCCTGCGCGATTACTTTGCGGCTAAGGCGATGCAGGCATTAATTCCTAGCGGTAAAAACGTAGATTCAATGAAGTATGCAGAATCAGCATATGCCTTAGCGGATGCGATGCTGAAAGCAAGGGGTGAGCAATGACAACAAATGAGCAATTCATAACACAAGTGGAGCTTGCTACTCGATGGAAGATCAGCGAAGCAACACTGGAACGTGACCGGTCTTTCAAAAAAGGGGTCCGGTACATAAAGTTGGGTGGATTGATTCGCTATCGGTTGCAGGACGTTATTGACTACGAAAACGCATGTACGCACGAGCCGGAGGAGAAGAACGGTGGATAGAGACGACATTATCAAGATGGCGCGAGAGGCTGGTTTTAACCCAGTCTCATACACGGGCGCAAACCTTGAATCGTTTGAACGCTTCGCCGCCCTTGTTGCGGCTGAGAAAGAGAAGCAGATCATCGACATCCTTGAGCGACTGCAAGAGCGAAACGAATCGCACACCTACTACAAGTATGCGATCAACGTCATCAAAGGTGAGATATGACCCAAGAAGACATCATCCGCATGGCACGAGAGGCTGGGTGCAAACCATTCAGAAGCCCAGAACACTGGGACGATGTGCAAGTCTTTGCCACCCCCAATGTTCTTGAACGCTTCGCTGCACTTGTTGCGGCAGCAGAGCGTGAGGCGTGTGCGAAGTTGTGTTTAGAAGAAGCGAATGAGGCTTACCACCAAGAAGCGTTTTATCTACCACGAGGCAATCAAGGGCTACTGCGTATTGCTGAAGGTGCTAAACGGTGCGCCGAAGCAATCAGAGCAAGGGGTGAGCAATGAAACCCTCAGACATGATTGCAACGCTTGAAATGATCGGCTGGAGTCGTAGAGGGATTGCCCAATACGTTGGCGTCGGCACACCTACGATTAGCCGGATGGCTACTGATCAATGCGCTAATCCGCGCTACAAAACAATGGACGCGCTGCGTGAACTGATCGCGTTACCAACGCCAATTAACAGAGCAAGGGGTGAGCAATGAACGTATTTAAGTTAATAGAAGATAACGGATTGACCCTGCACGGTGACATCGAGCACTTTGCCGAGTTGATTAGACAAGAAGAGCGTGAGGCGTGTGTGAAGTTGTGTGAAGAGCGGCAAGAAGTTTTTCAAAAGTATTACACCAAAGGTCTTGCAGGAATGTGTGCGGAAGCTATAAGAGCAAGGAGTGAGCTATGAGTGGTGATCACAACATGTTTCAAAAAGCCACGTCTTACTTATCTGGTGAGGCTTTTTGGCGCACCGTTGAAGATCAGGAGCCGCCGCTTGGGGTCAAGATGCTACTGCTAAACCCTAGTGGCGTCTGCGTGATCGGGACTTGGGCTGACTGGGCCGTGGCCTGGGCACCACTGCCCAAGGTCCCAGAACATATCAAAGAACTACTCATGAGGAAGAGCACATGAACGACAAAGAACTCATGATCTCTTACGATCTGCCCGCGCTGGCAAGACAAGCTGGCATGCGTATTCAAGAAGTAAGTCCCCGCTACGTACGCTTTCACGCCGATCTGGCAAGCATGGAATCCTTTACGTTCGATGTCAGTGAGCGTAGGCTCGATCATTGCTTGAAGATGCTCAGACAAGCGGGCTATGACGACGCTGCGGACTATCTACAGGGCGTGGGCTGACAAGGCACAGGTTGTACAGCAGGGGCACTAGCATGGCAGATGCAAGCGTGTCCTTGTGCGGCGTTCAGTGGACGTGACGCTGCGACATCAGGCATGAGGCGGGCATGCAATCTGCCTCTCCCGTCATCTTTAATCATAAGGACATATCCATGGACGTCAACGCACTATCAAAGCTCCCAGAGGCCGTTTTAGAGGCTTTTGGCTTTCAAAAAGATGTACAGATCCTCTACGTGACCCTCGCCGATGGACAAAAACTGGTCTTCCTCGGACCCGCTATGACACAAGACGATGTTGAGGGGGTGCAAGAGATTACCTTTGGCGAACACGTCCACGCGGCAATCCTTTCCTATACCAGTCAGCGGCATCGGGCGGTGGAGTTGCAGTGAGGGGGGACCAAGGACCGAGGCTCAGGGACCAAGGACCAAGGCTCACGGGTCTTTTCAAGGGATTGCTATAAGTTTTTAGAGTGGGGAGGGGGTATGAACGGCAGTGTATGGGTGATGAGCGGTAAAAAAGGGTCAAAAAGGGGTGTAATAAACGTATGTATATACGAGGGGGAATTTTGGGTGAAGTTCACTTTAAAAAAGGGGAGGGCGGGAGGTTATTACAGCCAAGGGCCTATTAGGTGAACTTTCTACGTTTGAAATTTTTTTTTTTCAAAACTTAAAAAGTAGTGTAATAGACGTAATGCCGTAAGAAGTACCGTAGTTATTGGGGTTCTACATTACGTCTATTTTTTCATTACGGTAATGGGGTTGTCATTAGTATGTATATAAGTCTAAAATCAGATTATTACGTTGAAAGTTGATTATTACGTTGAATTACAGTGTTGTTTTTAAGGGACGAGATGGATTTCCTTAATAGAATCAAGGAGTTACAAGACATTACGTTATATTACTATACTTCTGAAAAAAAAAAAAAAAAAAAAAAAAAAAAGCAGGAAGTTAACTTACTAATCGGAATTGGAGTCAACGTAATGTTGTGGTGTGAACGGCAGTTGGTTGGGGATGAGCGGTAGGTGTTATGGTTTCTTGATCTGGTTATGGTTTCTTGATTGAAAATGGGGGTTTTATGAGTCGAGCGAAGGATGAAGAGGTCCGTTTGCCAGGGATCACGCCCCGTGATTGGGGCATCGTTTTTGGGGATGGTGGTCGGGGAAGGTATCCCTTTGGCAAGATGTTGATCGGGGACTTTTTTAGACTGGCATCGTTGGGCGAAGCAAAGAGTGTGCGATCGGCACTCCAGTCTTACTATTCAAGGCACCCGGGAAGGCAGTTCTGGGTGCGTCAGAGCGGCGATATTGAAGGGGAATGGGTATGCAGAAGGATTCAGTAGATGCGGGCCTTGTAGGGGGTTCTGAGTCGGTTCTTGAGGTATCCACGGGCGTCGTTAAGCCAGGGGTTCCGTTGAGCGAGCAAAAGCCCTTGTTGGATCAGATCCCATTGATGCGGCCAGAGGTTGTTGAAAAACGGATCACCGCTCCGTTACCTAAGAAGGTGCGTCGGAAGGCTTTGACTAAGCAGGAGTGGACCTTTGTTAAAGAGTACGTGACCGGGGACGGCGAAGTGACGTTGAAGGAGGCGGCAAGGCGGGCGGGTTACCGAGAGTCGAATCTAAAGTATTGGGGCAACCGGCTAACTGATCCACATAAGTCCCCGCATATCGTTGAGGCGATCCAAGAACTAAGAACCGAGCTTGCCGTTAAGCATGGCACTTCGTTTGAAAGGCACATGAAGGACATGCAACGGATCAGGGATCAGGCCCTGGCAGCGGGAGCTTACTCGGCAGCAGTTGCGGCTGAATACCGGCGAGGGCAGGCCCTGGGGACGATTTACGTCGAGCGTAAGGAAATCCGGGTTGGCACGATTGATTCCATGAGCAAAGAGGAGGTCATGAAGAAGCTTGAAGAGATCAGCAAGCTTTACGGCCCGGGGGCGACTAAGTCGATTGTCTCTGACCAGAGCGACGTGTTGGACGTGGAACCTCTTGCGCCTAAGCAACCTACCGTTTTGGAGAAACTGAGCAATGTCGAGAAAATTAGAAAAGGACTTTTGGAAAAGGGTTCAGCCCCAATTGAAAGGCCTTTGTTCAATAGCGATGAGGATTGAGTGCAAGCTTCCGTTAGGTTTTCCTGACGTCATGA